AAAAGTAAGTTCTCCGCCAACAATTGTTAAGTTATCACTGGTTGCAAAGGTTCTTACAGTATAAGGTCCATTTGTAGTAGCAACTCCACCTGTAACTGTAACTGTGGTTGGACCACCAGTTATTGCAGATATAATTTGAAATTGATACATTACGTTAAATTAACTCCGCTTATGATCCATTCAGTGTTTGTTAACTTAATTGCAGTTGCAATACCATTTGCTGATAACGATCTAGTTCCAGTAGCACCATTACCAGCAAGACGCATAGTGTCAGTTGTAATTGCTATGCTTAACGTGCCGGCACTGCTTTGATTAATAAAGGTAACACAGGTGCCTGTACTAAATGCTACACTACTATTTGCAGGAATAGTAAAAGTTCTTGCTGTAGTATCTGCACTTGGATGTAATAATTGTTTACCACTATCACTTAACACCAAAGTGTAATTTGCACTTCGACTATTTTGCGGAATGATTAATGTACCAACATCAAGACTGTTGATTTTCATAGTTGTAGTTGCTGAAATGTTACTGCCACTTATGTTACTAGTTGCTGTAATATTATCTGTTACGTTTAAGTTCCCGGTTACGTTAACATTTGGTCCGCCATATATCTCTATATTGCCGCCAGTAGGTCCCCCGAACCCAATACTAAGATCGTCTCCATTTTGTTGGTACATGTTTATTGCACCGCCAGAGGTAATATTTAAAGGAAACGTACCTGGGCTAGATAAACTGCGAGTAGAAGTATTATATGCATATAATGTCCTTGTATCACTATCATATGTTAAAAATGATTCTGCACCAAATACTCCATTGTTGTTATATTGTATTTGAGTATTTGCACCTGCTAGAGTGGCTGCGGTAACAAAACTTAAGTTACCAGTACCATCTGTTACAATTGCTTGACCAACTGTACCACCAGTAATTTTTACATTACCAACTGCACCTAATGTGCTAGTACCTAAAATTGTTACATTGGCAGCATTAACAATGTCACTACCACTTAAATCTAATCCATCACCACTTGCTAATTCAGCAATTCTACTTGAACTTACATTGGCTACTAAAGGGAATCTATTTGCCATAATTTATCCTTAATTTACATTAACTGTGATGTTACCAGTACGACCCTGGACATTCATAGTATAATCTGTTATTGGTATATTTACACTAACGGTTCTAGTACCAATAGTTAAATTGTTTGTTTTAGCACTGAAACTTAAGTTACCAGTACCATCTGTTGCTAAAATATAGTTATTGCTTCCACCAGTAATCTTAACATTACCAACTGCACCTAATGATATGTTTGAACCATTCCAAGTAACAGTACTGATGCCACCGAATGCTCCATCATTGTTAAATTGTAGTTGAGTGTTCGCACCACCTGGTGTACCACCACCACCGCCTCCAGCGGCAGCAAAGACACCATTACCATAAAGTACATTACTTGATGATCCAGTTAAGTTAATTACTGCAATGTTACCTATCCCAGATACGTTTGCTACTGCTACTGAGTTGGCTGTTGTTGCGTATGCTACTGCACCACTGACGTTAGCACCTGCTACTGAGTTGGCTGTTGTTGCGTATGCAACTGCACCACTGACGTTAGCACCTGCTACTGAGTTGGCTGTTGTTGCGTATGCAACTGCACCACTGACGTTAGCACCTGCTACACTATTGGCTGTTGCCGCAAACGAAACTTCACCTGATACATTAGCACCTGCTACTGCATTGGCTGTAGTTGCAAATGTAGCAAGACTAACTGCACCCGTAACATTAGCACCTGCTACACTATTAGCAGTGGTTGCAAATGCGACTGCACCCGAAACGTTTGCTCCGGCTACTGCATTGGCTGTTGTAGCATATGTTGCAAGATTAACTGCACCACTAACATTTGCTCCGGCTACTGCATTTGCGGTAGTTGCGAAACTGACTGCACCACTTACGTTAGCACCTGCTACTGCATTGGCTGTAGTTGCGAAACTGACTGCACCACTTACGTTAGCACCTGCTACTGCATTTGCGGTAGTTGCAAATGTAGCAAGACCAACTGCACCCGTAACATTAGATCCAGAAACATTAAATGCTTCACCGGCAAAGTTTGCATAGTTTGCACTTGCTGTGTTTGGTGTGTTAATCCATGCCCCGTTACCAGCAAGGATCTGACTACCATTGCCATTATAATTTGTAGTTGCAATATTACCAATTCCAACAACATTTGCGACTGCTACACTATTAGCAGTGGTTGCAAATGCGACTGCACCTGAGACATTAGCACCGGCTACTGCATTGGCTGTTGTAGCATATGTTGCTAATCCAACTGCACCACTAACATTTGCTCCGGCTACTGCGTTGGCTGTTGTAGCATATGTTGCTAATCCAACTGCACCTGAGACATTAGCACCGGCTACTGAATTTGCAACAGTTGCATAGTTAGCAAGATTAACCGTGCCAGTAATATTGGCTGCACTTACTGAGTAAGCAGTGCCGGCTGTGATTGCATAAGTTGCATTTGCTACAGTTCCACTGACGTTAGCACCCGCTACTGAATCAGCAGTGCCTGATGTAATTGCATAAGTTGCGTTGGCTACTTCACCAGATACATTAGCACCTGCTACACTATTTGCTGTTGTTGCAAATGTAGCAACTCCGTCTAAGTTACCAATGAACACATTAGCACGAACATTACCCAATGTGTTAACAGTAACAATGTTGTTTGTTGTAGATACATCAGAACCAAATTGAAATTCTCCTGCGCTATTCTTCCAACCCATGTATGCGCTAACTGGGGTTGTTGTGAAATATTGAAGAATCGTACCACGATCCATTCCATCATTGGTTGTCAATGGAGTACCATTTGGTCCGCCACCTAATTCAATGATCGGATCTTGTACACGTAAATCTACAATGTCAATGTATGTTAAATTACCAGTTACTGATAAGTTACCGTTAATGGTCGCATTGCCAGTAACATTTAAATCACCATTAACATTACTACCATATGTAACAATACTGTTTCCACTTGAAGAAAGGTTCGCATTACCTAAATAGATTGTTGTACCACTTAAGTAGATATCTCTGAAACGATTTGTTGCGTTACCCAAATCATATGATATATTGCTAGTTGGTGTAATGTCACCACTAACTTGTAGTCCTGCTAGTGTACCTACGCTAGTGATGTTTGGTTGTGCATTAGTGTATACAGTACCAGCAACTAAACTGTTACTTACTTGACCAATAACATCACTACCTGCTACTGAATCTGCACTACCTGCAGTTACGGCATAAGTTGCATTGGCTACAGTACCGGTAACATTTGCACCTGCAACACTAATTGCTGTATTTGCTATGTTTGCATTACCTGCAAATCTAGCATATTCTGCATTGGCAACTTCACCAGAAACATTAGCACCTGCTACACTATTTGCAGTAAATGCAGTACCGGCAAAATTTGCATAATTAGGTGTACCAGTAGCGACTGCTTTCCATACGCCATCACCAAATAATGCATAATCAGGATCTCCATATAAGTTAACTACTGCAATGTTACCAATTCCAACAACGTTTGCTACTGCTACTGAATTTGCAGTTGTTGCATATACAGCAACGTTTGCTTCAGATGCAAATTCAACATAACCAGTTACATTAGCACCTGCTACAGTGTTGGCTGAATCACTGACTGTAGCATGATTTGCATTGGCTACTGCACCAGAAACATTAGCACCAGATACTGAGTAGGCTTCGTTAGCCAATGCAACAGCACCGCTTACGTTACTACCATTTACATTAAGTGCATTGCCTGCAAAGTTTGCATAGTTAGGCACTCCAGTATTGATTGTTTGCCATTCACCCTGACCATTTAAATATTGATCGGGATTACTGTTTAAATTTACTGTAGCAATGTTACCTATGCCAACAACGTTTGCTACATTTACGCTATATGCAACATTAGAAATATTAGCAATTCCAGAATATGATGCAAAATTTGCATTGGCTACTTCACCACTAACATTAGCACCTGCTACCGATTTTGCTATGTTAGCAATGTTTGAATAAGTTGAATAGTTTGCATTGGCTACTTGACCACTAACATTACTACCACTTACATTAAATGCAGTGCCTGCAAAGTTTGCATAGTTAGCATTTCCAACAGGACCATCTAATTGTACTTGAGCACCGTTTGCATACTTAAATGAAAAAGTATTACCCGGTAATGTTATATTACCAGTCTGATCGAATACCCATATATATGTTCCCTGATTTGGTGGACCTAAAAATTGAGTAGCAATTCTTAGTTCATTAATACCCGTGATTTTTGAGACACCACTATAACTAAATAAACCCATACTAGAGTCAGTAGTCCATACGTCAGTTGATGATGGTGAACCTTGAATGTTTTGAGTTGTTAAAGCATTTGCAACTGGTCCAGTTACATTACTACCACTTACATTAAATGCTTCACCTGCAAAGTTGGCGTAATTAGCAGTGGCTGCGTCTCCTGTTCCAGTAATTGTAACAATGCCAGTACCACCATTAGGGGTAACAACAATGTTATCACCAGCAATAATTTGTTGTACACCAGTGTATGCAATAGAACGTGTAATATCAATAGCAATATTACTGCGAGCCTCTATAGACACATCTACAGTTTTTATTGAATTTTGTACATTTACGCTTAATTCACGGTTGTTGACCTCAACCGTAGCAACCTGGCTAGCAGGTGTTATGTTGATTTGGTTAGCCATAATTAGTTTACCACTCCGTCACTTACGACTAAGAATAATAAGAAGATTGATTCGTCATACGCTGGAACGCTAGCAACTGCAGGGAAACTAATTTTGATTCGCCCAGTAAAACATACAGGGTTATTTGAATTGATGTTTAGTTCTGGATCACCTGCAATAATTCCCCATGTATCGTCATTGATAGTCATTGTAAATGATCCTAACAAATCTTGACGATTTGTAATTGGTAATGATACTGGAGTGGGTGCAACACGATTGGCTACCATTAATCCAGTTTCATCGGATAGAGCAAAAACACTTCCACCACTAGTTGCTGAAATAGTGAATGAAGTTGCAGTGATTATGGTATCAACATAATACGTAGTGTTGATTGCAACTCCACCAATAACAGTACCTGTAAATTGTACTGGTTGTCCTATGTACATCTCTCTTGTATCTAAACAAGTCAATGTATTACTACCTGAACTAGTAGCAGAAATAGTTGTAATTGGGGCGGGGAATGGATAATCTACAATGTCAAAGTTTAATCCTGTGCGACTATCTTCTACATTGACGATATCTCTGCGAATGATTTGTGCATCAATTGTTGCACCAGTTAAATCGATTGGGGTATTAGGACCTGTATTCCATCCTGATGTGGAAGTACCTTGAGTATTCCATGTGAGATTCCAAAAGTCTTGTTGATTGTAAACCAGTTGTTGCGCTAATATTTGGTTGTCGAAGCCGGCAACTTGGTTAAGGGTATACTGTGTAAATTTCATTTGAGTACCTTTCTGCTGTCTCGCATGTTAACGAAACTCAACTACCTCGCTGAGTTTCTTTGTACTGATATTGTATTTATGCTTGGTGTATTAAATGGTAATCACCCGATAGCCACTTTGTTGTATGTATTGGCTACGTCAGTAGCAGTAAATGTAACTGCCGTTCCAGATCCTGCACTTGAACTTAATGTTAAATCAAATGTTGCTGTAGGAGTAGTTGTTGAAGTAAATCCTGTAGCGAATGTGGGATAATAGTTATAAGTTCTACTGGAATTTACATATACACCAGGAACAGGAATCTTACCAGTATCGGGTACGTTTTCAATATCTCCTCCACCTGATACGGTAATTTGACCATTATACCATTCCAATGCATTAGGAGGTGTATAGATTGTATTGGTATTAATATCTATTTCGTTATAGAATAAAGTGCCGCCTCCGCTAGACAACTTAACAATGTATGTTTGATTAGCAACACTTGATGCAAATACAATATATACATTTCCACTTGAATCTAAATTGATAGATCCAGTGACTAATGCAGTATTAGCACTTGCCGTAATAGACTTTTCTACTGACCATAATACTGTGCCACTGGTACTTAATTTAGTAACAGTTACACGTACCGCGGTAACTGTTGGAGGGGTAACTGAAGTGTTTGAACGTTGTAATACATATACATAACCAGTTGAATTTTCTAGTATAAAATCTTCTATGAAGGTACTATTTCGACCTCCACCATTAGTAGGATTATAATTGTACACATTTGTTCCATCACTGTTTACGCATGAAATTCCTGTACCAAGTCTTCTAATTCCTGTCGGGGAAGTTATTGCTACACCTGTACCATATGATATAAAAGATTTTCCGGCACTATCAACTATAATCTTTTTAGGCGATACCGCAGATGTGCCAATTAAAGTAAGAGTAGCAAGATTAGTGCCTGTTGAATCATGTTTTTTAATTTGTCCATTAACAGAACCATTGGTTTGATTTAAACCAGCGTATACGTTTGCAGATGAATCGACTGCAATAGAATTAACCAGTGTGCTAGTACCATAATATCTTCCCCATACGAATGCACCAATGCTACTAAATTTAGCAATATAACCAGTACTGCTTATTGCACCACCTACTATAATGTTACGACTAGAGTCAGTTGTAATACAGATGCCTTGAAAATTTCCAAGAAATTGTATTGACTTGTAAAAATTTAATACACCAGTGGGTGAAGTAGATACAATATATGATAGTACAGTACTAGTTGTTGGCAACAAAGTAGCATTGCATAATAGTGCAATATAATTTCCTGCTGAATCTACAGTAGCATCAACAATGGTATTACCCTGATAACTAATATAGCCAGTGCCACCAAATATGCCGCCGCCGGCATCATATCCAAATCCTCTTGCGCTAAGTGCCGCAAATGTACTAATTACTGGCATTATTTATATCCTGCGTAACTACCCAAAACTGTGTATGTACTTGTTGCAGTTTTAATTATTGTGTAAGTATAAGCATTAACACCTGCTGATTGTAATAAACCTGTGTTAGGTGCAGTATTACCAACATATTTAGGAGTTATTGTAACGCTATCAATTCTAAAAGTTGTTGGTAAAAATACACTAACACCCGTTGTTGTTACAAGTGCAATCGTAACACTATCTCCAACGCTAGTTATTGAATTAAATGTAGTAGTGCTATTGCCACGAACGTTTAAAGTAATGTTGGCAGTCATGTTGGCAGTATAATAATTAATTGCGCCAGATAATACATCAAAGTTTGTAGTTGCAGTAGGAGCACTTCCAACTATTACTAATTTTTCTTTTGCTTGTTGTACTGAAGTTGTACCACTTACTGATAAGTTACCACTCGTTGTTACGCTAGTTAATGTACCAAGACTAGTAATATTGGGTTGGCTACTTGTTACTATTGATGAAACAAGATTAGTTACTGCTAATGTGTTGGTGGTATTGTCAAATGTAAAAGCACTTGTACCAGCAAATAAACCAGCATTATTGTATTGAACTTGAGTGTTGGAACCACCTACAGCACCATTACCACCAGCGCCGGCTGCCCATGCTAAATTACCTGTACCATCAGTTTGTAAAACATATCCATTAGTTCCACCAGTGATTTTTACATTACCAACTGGACCTAATCTTAAATTACCACCAGTGAATGTAACGTTTGGAATGCCAGCAAATGAACCACCATTGTTATATTGAAGTTGTGTTGTAGAACCACCGGGAGTTGTAGTTACTGTACTAAATGACAAGTTACCAGCACCATCTGTAGTAAGTGCTTGCCCAGCACTACCACCTGATATCTTTATATTAGTATTACTAGCAAATGAAATTCCTGTACCCGTACTAGTAGCCCCAGTAATACCACCTAGCACTCCGCCTGCATTGTACTGTACTTCACTGGTAACACCACCGGGAGTACCAATCCCACCCAAATACATTGTCATGTCAATTGGTGTAGGAGTAAAGGTAATATCATTAGTCGTAACTAATAAATTAGCCTCAACGGGTACTATTGAAAAGTTTAAATTGACTTCACTCATATTAGATGTACCTTATAATCATTCCGATCGGCTCAATGTTCAAATCTACTTTGCTATAGACATTAGTTCTGCTTACGGTTAAACTAATGATAGCCAAAAGACTTGTTGCTGAAGTTAATGGGACTGTTAATCCACCATTAATTGTTGATGGAACATAAAGATATCCAGTGCCACCAGGCGCGCTAACAATTGTAGCAACCATGCCAGTTGGGGGATTTGGAGTTGGTTGAGGACTTATTAATGCAATATCACTCAATTCGATTGTTTCCGTTTCAGCCTGAACCGCTGGATATGTTACTACAACATTATACCATTTTACAGTTGTACTAAAAGTCCATCCTGTAATGTTAACTGGTGTACCTGTTGAATCAGTAAATGTGAAAGGTATTGTGTAACTTTCGCCTGTGTATACTTCTACACATTGCATTTCTGTGCCGGCAATTGTTAATGTTTTTGATCCTGTTAATAGTAAACTCATAATGTTTGTTCCTTAGTTGTATTTATAGTTTTTGTTTAGTCAGCACAAGTGATGCAAATCCTACAGTAAGATTGGCTCCAGGCGTTATATTTCTAATATATATTGCTCCGGCATCGATGCCGGAACTACCAACAATAGTACTATTATAAGTAACATAGGTTGGTAAGTTAGCATATAAAACTTGACTGTCTATTCCATGTATTGGTATCTGATCGAATGAAGAACCAGTAAAAGATGCTGTACCAGCGTATTGAATTACAGTTTCATTAGTATCAGATACCAATTGCATCCTTAATGTAATATTCATTTGTTCACTAGTTGTTACTGTGTTTGTTACCGGTACGTTAATTATTTTATACCAATTATCATCACCACTGATAAGTCCTATTACTCCGGCAAGTGCTGGATTCCATGAACTTGTACTATTAGCAAGATAAAAATTATTACCACTAGTGCCACCGGCAGTAGATGCTGTTCCTTGATATGTTGGGAACCAATTGGTTGCTGGAATACCTGTACCAATAATGTACACTGGAACGTTATTAGTTGAACTTGTTGCCGCAATCGGCATTGTAACCGTATTTCCAACCGGATCACTAATCCTAAACGATGCATTACCTAAAGGAGACAGTGCAATTACGGTACTATTAATATTAGTATATGATACGCTGTTAGCATGTAAATTTGGTGTCCATGTGTATGGTCCACCGACACTACTGTTATAGCCTATATTACCAACTGTCATTGCAGTTACAGAACCGTAATATATTCCACCAAGTTGATCGTTAACACTAATAGTTAAACTTTGACCTGGCGTAAATGGTACTCCATCAGCGGCATTCAATGTTGAATATAGTTTATGTGTTGCAATATTACTGCTAGTACCCAAGTTAAAATTCATTGCTGTTACAGCACCGGCAGTTGGTACTGATGATGTCATACTAAATGAAATTACTGCTCCACTAGTTGATAATGGGTTAGTAGTAAAGACTGGAGTACCTGGATTGCTACTGATGTTAGGATTTTTTAATCCTGTATTTGCTTCTGGTATAAAGTCTTCAATTGGATTGTTTGAGTAAATGCTATCATTGTATTCACTTGCTGTAATTCTTGCACCTAAGAAACCACTATCGTCTTTTGTTTCTTGTACTTGAGTTACACGGAATAACTTACCATATGGGAATGCTGGAGCCTCCCATCCATATTCAGGTAATGTAACACGAATCACATCACCGGCTTCAATTTGAATACCACTATAATCTAATGCACATGTGATTACCAAATCTTCACGACTTTGCAACATTCTACGCTCACCTAAATATGTCGCTTGAATATAGTTGTTTACAATTGGGAACTGAACAATTAATTTGTTTGCTGGTTCATTAGGACTCATAACTTCAGGAACAAAGTCAATCAAATTGATTGTCCTATAGTTAGTTTGATCTTTAATGTTTGCGTCTGGGTATTGAACTTCTAAACTGTTGTAAGTTGAATTCAAATCAATTGGGTTAATGTCAATTCCACCAATTAAGTTGTAACTGTCAACATGATATAAATCTAGGATATCAACATCATCAGTATAACTTCTATTAATTACAATTTTCCACTTGCCTGTTAACTCACTGTATTGTAACCATGAATCACAACTATCAGCAATAATTTGTAAGTTGTTTAAGCAACTTTGTCCTGTGTTCATGGGACCATTGATACGATATCTAGGTTGTGTTGACGAAACTCCACCGGAGATATAAGTTATTAGTTCATTACTATATGTGTTTAAACTATCTAAACTCACAAGATCAATTTGACTTAAGGGCAATGCACAACCATAACGACTATTAATCATATAGTCTTTAAACACATCGCCTGGTTTATTTAAAGTGTTAGTTAACTGTACGTTGATTTGACCAATTGATGTAAAGCCTGAATTCTGATTGTAATTAATTTTAACAATTACGAATGCAGTTTTGGTCATAGATGCTGTTGCTGTACCGCCTTGCGTATATAATGTACTATCCCAACGTTCATCTGCTGGAATTGCACTATTACTCATAATCTGTATTGCAGTTTGTCCACCCGTGTTAACCCCACTGCTTGAACCATTAGGGAACAAATACATGTATACATTACCACTAATTTTTGTATCTTCTTGTGGAGGATTTGCGTTGTTAGTTAGTTTAATTATTTTAGCAGGATCAGTTCCATCAAATGTAACCAATGATCCATTGTAATAAATATTACCAAACGTAAATGACCCAGTATCTGTAACTTCACTCAATGCACAGACATACCACATTGTCTTTTGGTCTGAACTAATCTTAGCATCAATGATTGTTGGTGCAACAAATGCTGATCCATAAACGACTGGTAATACATTGTTTGTTGATGGTGGAAGTTGAACACGTGCACCTGCATCTTGTGCACCTGCGGCATTTGTTCCTGAACGATTTGCAATTAGTTTAGTAATGCCAATTGTTAATAATGTACGTGCGGCAAATGCACCTACTGCGCCTACTGTGGCTGCGGCTGCGGCACTGAAACCTATTGCACCTGCTACTGCGGTTATACCTGCGGCGATGGCTGTAAAGACTGGCATATTATTGGCTCCAAGTGTGTTCTATTGGTTTGTAGCCAAAACGTGAATAGTCAAGTTGTTGACCTTCCATTTGACTTACTGTGTAATTAACAATACGACCATTGTCTCTCATTTCATCACACATCTCGGTATATTTTTTTAATAAACGATATCCTGCACTAGAACCTCTATGTTCTGGTTCTACCCAATATGCAATTTCGTTCATTACTAATTTTGTATTGTCCCATAGAAATGGTGTACATATTGCAAGCAACATTCCAGTGAGTTCTTTATTCTTTTCACTTACTAATGCGATTCCTCCACCAGCAAGGATGATGGATAGTATCTTTATTCCTGTTTCTTCACTTGTTATATCTAGACCCTTGATTGAACCACTGTCATGATAATTCCATAACATCTCTTTCAATCTTGGAAAGTCAAATTTATTTGCTACTCTAATCATGGTTGTTCGTTTCTTGCTTGATTTGTTCCTGTTTGACTTGCATCAACACTTGCTGTACTTCCAGTAGCGACTTGTTTTGTTACTGCCATACCAAAGTCAAACTGTTGGTCACTGATACTGTATAAGTTATTTAACGATCCATCATTTGGAAAGAATGATTGCCAACTTTCTTTGTTTGTTTTACGTCCAGCGATACGATTTTCAAGAACATATCTAAATGAACTTGCATTTATTGAAACAGTGTAATTGTCTACTAGGTCGTGACGTTCTTCACTAATGTTATAACTTGTGATGATACCTGTAAAGCGAGGTACTGCACTAGTTAAAATATATTGGTCATCATAAAAACCACGAGTAATTTCTAATTTGCTACCACGAATCTTGTTGGCTAGCACAACATAAATGTTATCACCATTAATACCACTAAGACTTAGTGATGTGTCGGCTGATGTAACACGAATATCTCTTTGTTGAATACCTACTGCAAGCAACCCGCCCATTGGACTATATATTTGTCCTTCAATTTCTTCTTCTTTGTAACTACTACTAAAGGTATAAACTGATACATCACCAGGATTGTTAACATCATTATAAATGGTAAGTTTAACAAACTCAGCACTGTTAATGTTTGTTTTATTTTGTACTGCTGGAATTGGTTCCATGTTATGCGTCTCCTACAAATTCGTACATGAGAAAACTATCTGACCATTCTAGTGTTGCATTGTTTCGTACAACACCTTGAGTCTTTTGATAGCCACCTACTGTTAATTTATACACAGGCATGTTAGGACAAAAGAAATTAAATTGACAATTTGTACCTACAACCAATCCTAAATTACTTACATCACCTGTAATGATATTTGGTCTGCTTGTTGTGATTGTTACTGTAGTATCAGCACCACGTAATACATCGTTTTCAGTTGTAAATGGGTAAGGGTGACCAGCAATCTGAATCAAATCATTCTTTTTAAAAAGATATCTATTGCCTGCAATTGCTGGTAGATTTTTTAGTACCAATTGGTTGCCAATATAACTGTCAACTCTAAGACTTCCAAGTTGTGAAGTTGTTGCACTACCTTGATAAGCCCAGATCCATCTTAAATTAATATTATTGCCAAACGTTACAAGTTGCGGGGTAGTTGTGTCAAGTGTATCAAGTTCTTCCATCAATGCACGTGCTTCATTATAGCGAAAACTGTTTGGCATGTCTAATGATATTTTCCATGCATTAGTTGTTGGAGTTTGACTTACTCTTGGTATTTCGTTGCGAGTATATTGTATACCAACAACGTTACGTCTGTTGATTTTTATACCGTTGCAATTGTCTATGATTGTTTGTAAACCAGCCATGTTTTATTCCTTATCTGTTACCATATGGTAATTCTTTTTGTGCTAACTGCATTGTGCCTAGCATTGTCTTGCGATTCTCTGCAAAGAATTGTGCTACTGATTTGCTATCAATTGCACTAATGTTATAGTTGTTTGTTACATTGTTAGTTGGAGCCATTCCTGCTCCGGCACCACCACCTGGGAAGCCACCATTTGGTACGATAGTTCCTGCTGTCTTTGGAACAAACAGTTCAGGACCTTTCTCACCAACGATACTTGGCTTATTGATAGGAGGATTACCACCATTAGCAAATCCAAATAGACTACCGATCGCACTGAAGATGCCACCACCTCCACCAATTGCTCCAAGTAGTTTAGTTGCTTGTGCTTTCAATTCAATCTTAATCAAATCTTGAATAATACTACGAGCAAAGTCACCAAAACTAAACTTACCTGTTTCAACAAACTTATCAATTGCACTACTCATGTTGCTAGTGATACTGTTAAAGACTTCTCCTGCTCTCATTGCGGCATTGGTTGCATTGTCCATGTAATTGTCAAATGCTGTTTTCCATCCTTGATCCCAACTACGGCTAGCCTCTAATTGTCTTGTTTGTTCATCTGCAATTGCTTTATATCTGTCTGCAATTTGTGCTAGACCGTCTGCAAGTTCTTTTGCTTGTGCAGTTGTAAGATCCATTCCTTCAAAGCCAGCACTTAATGCACGACCTGCTTCTAGTGCAGCCTTACGTGCTTCTTCTTGGATAGAAGCCATCTTCTGTTCCATTGGGCTACGACCTTGTTGTGCACCAGCAAATTGAGTATCAACCAATTTATCGTTGGCTGATTGCATTAATCCACCTAATGTTTGTTGACGAGATATTTGGTCTTCAATTGCTTTGACCATATTCTGCTGATCTTGTAATCTAGCAGCCTCGATCATCTTAGCATTTTGTGTTAACTGTAATTGTTCAGTAATATAACCATTACGTTTAATGAATGTTTCATTAGATACTTTGGCTTCGTTTTGAAGTATACCAATACGTGCACCTAATAACTTGTTGGCTTCTTCGTCTTTAGTTAATGATTGTTCTTGTTGAAGTTTCTTAATTGCACTTGCATATTCTTTTTGTTTTTCAAGTCTTGCTACTTCAAGTTCAAACAAACTGTTTTGCATTTCTTTCTGATCTTCAGTTGCACCAATTAAACTTCTTTCAAGTGCTAGACGCATACCGGCTGCAACTAAACTTTGATCTTGTAATTGTAATGTTTGTTGTGATTCTAATCTAGCCTTAGCAACTTCACCATTGAACTTTGCCATGGCTTCTTGACCACGCTTGATTTTTGCTTGTTGCTCATCAAGGTAATCTTGCATTCGTTTTGCATCTTCTTGCGAATAACTACGACCTTTAGGTCCTTCTTCTTGTCCAAGACCAAGCATCTTTTTAGTAGCATTGTACAGATCACCAAGTTTACCTACAGCGGCATCAATTACATCAAAGCCAGTTATCTTTTTAATTATGTAGTTAATTGCCTCTGCTGCCGCTAAAACAATACCGGTTATGCCAGCAAAGCGTAATAGGAATCGTCCTAGCGCGGCTCCTGCTGCCGCTAATACTCCTATAACTCCACTAGTACTTGTAGCAAAGCCGGTCATGACTGCTACTGCTCTAACTATATGTCCACCAAACGCTACAAGATAACTAAAGGTCTTTGCAATAGATGCACCTATTAATAAGAATAATCCACCACTAGCCCTAAGTATTGGCAACAATATATTCATAGTGGCTGTAACTGTACCTAATCCTTTACCAAAGATTATGTATGCACTGGTTAGATATCCTAATATCTTAAGTAGTGATGCAAATCCCTCAACACTAATGTTAATAGTCGCAATGAATTTGTTCATTGGTTCGATCACTTGTAGTAATGCGCTAGTCAAGTTCTTTAGATTGGTTTCCATTGCTTGCTGTGCATCTGCGCCCGCTTTATATGCACTTGCAAGACCAGCAGACTTTTCACTGGCTGCGGCAAAGTCATCAGCAACATTCTTAAAGTTAATGTTCTTTGCTTCTTTACCTAATAATTCTGTAGCAAGTCTTGCTCTAGTAGCAACATCAGATATGCCGGCTAAGCCAGTGATTGCTTTCTGAAATATTTGCTCTGATGATAAAGTTCGTAAGTCATTTAAACTAACACCAACATCTTTGAATGCTTCTCTACCATTGCCGGCTGAGTTGGCTGCTTCATCGATGCTAGCAACTAATCGTGCCATACCTTTTTGTGCACCTTCGCTAGTGCCACCATTAGCCATAATAGCACTATTAAAACCTAGAACATTTTGTATTGAAATTTCTGTAGCATCGCTTAGGTCACTGATAGCATCAGCATATCTATTAGCGTTGGCAATCGCTGTACCAAATGCTAGACTAGCCAATGCGGTTCTCAATGTACCAAATGCGGTACTAAGTCCATCAACTTGTTTGTTTAATCGTGATAATTTTGCTTGCGCATTATTATCATCTACATTAATCTTAATGTCTAGATTTTCTGTTGCCATTTTACTTACCCTTCATTATTTGTTTTAGACGCTTTTTGACAAACGCAAGTGTTGGCTTAGTCATGCCATCAGGACTTTGTGGACTATATCCATCGTCTAATCGTTGAGCATAAGGATAGTTAGCATTGATTTGATTACCATTCAATGTAGTTTTGCGTCTAGCGTTACCCGTACGTATAGGTGTGTCTTTCACAAACTCAGTATATGCTTCACTTGGAAGTTTATTAAGTTTCTTTTGAATACTTTTTACAGTACTTTTAAGACTGTTAACGTTAAATGTTACTGACATTATTGACCCTTTGCTCTGTTCATCATTTCTAACAATTCATCTGTATTATAATCTGGCATGGGTTCATTACCTTTATTCATTGATTTTTGATGATGATAATTTTCAAAACTCAATGATGCATCCATAATATACAGATCAAATGTATTTGACCTTAATAATACTTCACTAGGAAGCATACCATAACGCTTACCTAGTGAATCAATAGTCAGTATGAGAGCCATCTTTTCAGATTTAGGATCAATACTGTCATGTGTTACTTTCCCAATAGTTCTGTCACCTTACTAATTGCCTTCATCAATACATGAGTTGGGAGCATTGCTTCGTCGGTAAGAATTTCTTTACCTTTTTCGTCTAGGATAAGTGTACGAACAATATTAATAATGTTCATAGTATCGCTAGTTGTTGCACTGGCTAACTTCATAAAGATATCCATAGGTTGACGATCCCATGTATAGAAAGTGATGGCTTCACCAAATTCTTTTACAATTGATTCGTCATCTAATGTGACTTCGATTAGTTGGGGTTTCGCTGTGAGTTGAGAAAGTTTCATTTGTTAATTTCCTTTTTAAATTGTTACATTGTATTTATTCTTTTTCATCTACGTCTTCTAGTAGTTGATTAAGTAGTGCAATGCGAAATGCTTGCTTTGCTTTTAATTGTCTGAGTGTTGCCTGCATGTTATCTAGCATGGGCATTTGTTTTGCTTCGTCTGCTAATAGACTGCGTAACTTTTCTTCACTTGTTTTTAAATATTCGTTCATTTGTTTTCCTTAAAAAAAGGGGATACCTTTTATAGTATCCCCGATCACTTCCCATCCCTGAGATGTTTATGCAGGTACTGTGCCTGAAGTGAATGCCCCGTCGACTGCAATAGTCAATGGAGTCACCCAAACAGGAGCGTCAGGACTAGTTGTTGGTGCTAGACTTGTGAAGAAGCCAGTACCTTCATAAAACTTAGCGCCTGCGCTTGTACCATTCCAATAGATTTTAAAGTCTATTAAGGACTTGTTTGTTGACATATAAGCAATACCTAACTCAGGTGCAGTTGTACCTGTAGGGTCAGTACCGAAATATGATGTTGCATCAACAACAATGTTTGTGCTGATTTCATTGTCAGCAGGAGTACTTAGTTTACGTGTATCAACATCTGTGAATGTTGTGTATGCGTAGACACCAGTACTGTTCGTGATTGTTACATCCTGAACGAATGGAACTATGATAGTTTGAAGTGTATTTGCTAAATTAGCACCGTCCAAACCGATCACGATAACTGGTTGAGTACCAGTTGTGTTGGTTGTAATTCTTACGTTTGCCATGATTTCTCCTTATGTTGTGGCGTTATTGAAATTCGAGTCTTGTTAATTCAAATGTCCAGGTATATCTTTCTCTCTGCGTACCATAGTTTAAGTCTTCAGCATAGTTTCTTTCAAAGTAACCATCTAAGAATGGCACTTGCGTACCAGGATAGTTATCAGTTACTAAGTTATTAACCATATCTCTTACTTTGTTAATATTAGGATCTGTTTGGAAACTAATGTATGCAATGTAAAAGGTATCTGTAGCATTATATATGTTACTTCCTGTTGTTACTCCAAGTTGATTGGGAACCCTATTAACGGTTACGATATTACTTATATACAGTCCGTACCTAACGATATCAGTATCACTAGCAAACTCAGTAAAGATAGGTACATTCCAACTCTTTGGTATATAGAATTGTAACATCTTTGTCACCTGTGCTTGCGTGATATAAGGATCGTTTTTCTGTACAGTGTACATTAGAAGAATCTCCTATCACCATTAAAATAATCAACGTCAGCAGTCCAATTTTCTTCTAGTTTTGTAGCAGGACCATTAGGTGCGTTTTGATACAAGTCATAGAAGTTCATTAACTCCAATGCTTTGATCCACTCACGGTCACAACGATCTTTTGCAAAATCGTAGTTCATCTTGTCTACATCGTTCATGTTTGAAACTTCAGTTACGAGAGATTCATAGAACACTAGAACAGCGCCGAATGTATCTAATCTAATTAGTGTCTGGTCATTTTTCATGAGTTGACCTGGATTAAAACTAGATATAAGAGCGCCATTGGGAAGATTGGAATAATAGTAAGCACCAAGGACAGTATCGCAATACTTGTTCCACCATCCAAACTCTAACTTGTAAAGCCACTCTTGTGAAGCGACTTTAAAGTATGGAGCCCAATCGATACCCAATGCAGCCGCTCTACGCTCCGCTGCCGGATCATAAAACGCAATATCTTGCGCTGTTGCATTTGAGATTCTTTGATATGGTACTGACATATTTTTATTCCTGAACTAATTTAAGATTAATCTTGAACGATGTTAATAGCACCGCCACGACGCAAGTCACCAACGCCAGAACCGAAGTATCCGACACCAGTTAACCAGTTCTGTAGACCACCAGGTACTTCACCTAATTTGATCTCTAGACCTTGCTTCATAACTGTGAACAATGCACTGTCACCGAAGTAACCACCAACCAATACTGGAGTGGCTGCTGTACCTGCAACAGTACGGCTTGCGCTTGTCAAGAATGTTGTTGACATAACCATGCAACCATAGATGTTGTCAATCTTACCTGATGCTAACAATTCGTTACCAAGAGCAGATAGGTTTGCACCACCTTGTTGAGAAACAGCACCACCAGTTAGTTCTGACAACAAACGAGTTAATGTAGAACCGATTACGCCGTCATTACCGTTACTATCGATAACAACAACTGGGTTACCAGGCATACGAGCGATTTTGAACTGTTGCTTGATTAAACGAATTGCTTCGGTTACCAAGTTTGCAGTGAAACCAGCAGTACCAGTTGCAGTAGAACCAGAAGGTAACAATTCAATTGCGCCTAATTGCAAGATACGATTGAAACCGTCTGCACTAGTTGCATAGAATGTGTTGCCTGGAGTTGCTTTGAAGCCGGCCATGGCTGCAGTAACACGCTGGTCAACTTTTTCTGCGAATGAATCACCCAATTCTGCACCTAATGTAGCAGCCAATTGGAATGAAGTTGTCCATCCGTAGAAAATATCGAACGCAGTAGTTGCAACAGCAGGACTTGCAGTTACAGTTGTCTGTGTCAATGCAGGGTTTTGAACCGTAGCATTACCAGTACCCCAAGGTGCAGTTGCTGGATCAGCCGCTGGATTGAAGTCTTGATACGTAATTGGTGCAAAGTTAGGAACTAAGAATTGATTACCTTGTGTAGGGGTAACAACGTTAGTCATATTAACTAGACCATTAGATTCGTGCATAGCACGTAAAGCGAAATTTGCAATTGCGAAAGTGAAGCCGTAGCCTTCACCTGAATCACCACCGAGTACATAAGCCATAATATATCCTTTAAGTTAAGTTGGCAATCAGAGTATTCTTTGACTTGAAGTTGACTGTGTTGCTGATACAGTTGTACCTTTTAGACCCATATTGCGTCCTAAACCATTTCGTTGTGCCCATGCATTAAATGCCGCGGGGTCTTTCGAATAGTCAGGGACACCGTCTTGAGGTGCACCAGCAAAATTGCCTTGTCCAGGTCGTAAACCAGATCCAGAATTAGTGTTACTCTGTTTAAGAAGTTTCGGATTACCCGATGCAACTTCTTGTACTAATCCTTGGATCGTAAGAGGAGATCCATCCATACCATAACGCTCTTGACCTTTTGAGTTTGTAATGACATACGTTCCATCATTTGACCATTGAATATTATTCTTTACTTTTTGTAAAGCGTAATCGATCATATCTGGATCGAATTTATCACCCATTGCTCGCTGAATATCTGAGTCTAATTCCTTCTCACGCAATCTTTGCTCTTTTTGAGCAAGATTTTGCTGAAGTTCATTGAATCGTTCATGCAAGTCATTGGTAGTAACTCTGCCTTGATTGTTT